CAATCATACCCACACCCATTTTTTCAAGACCTGTTCCGACAAGACCAGCTGCTTTATTAACGGCGTCCATGCCGAGTGTTCCGTCTTGATAACTCTTAAACAGACCATAGAGCGCTTCACCCATCACACCAATTTCACCCTCACTGTAATCCATATTGTAACTGACATTGACAGCGGGTGGCATATACAATCCGATAGCGGTTCCAGTTTTTTGAATATTCCTGCGTTGCAATAGTAGTGATGTACTTTTGCCACCTTTACCAGCGCCACCTCTACCTGCTACATTTCCTGCTTTGGTTTCTTCTTTGAGCGAGTGATTTCTATCAGATTCTTGTTGTTTCTTTCTAGTAGCAGCCTTGTCTATGACTCGTTTGCCTCCTCCGCCCGGCGGCCCTTCGTATTTCATAACAGGTTCAACTTTTGGTGCCTTTTTCGGGCGTTTCACCTTTGCACCCGACACAGAATGACGAGCAAACAGTATGTAACTTGCTTGGTGTATGTTAGTACCAACATCAGAGGGATATAGAAGAATTGATGATGGTTTATTAAAATCAGATTGTAGAGGACTAGACACAGAACTAGTCGATAAACCACCCAGGCCTGATCTTAGACTACTAGCAACTCCACTGACTGCCTGCTGTGCAGCACTAGCTACTGCGTTCTTGGCCATGTTTACAAAAGAATTTGCTATCGGTCCTGCCATGTCTAAATATCCTTATACACTTTATTGAAACTATTTATAACAAATGTCATACAAAGGTCGATACACACCAACCAACCCCAAGAAATATAAAGGGGATTCACAGAACATAGTTTATCGTTCTCTCTGGGAGCGTAAATTTATGGTATACTGTGATACTAGTAATGCTGTAATTGAATGGGGTAGTGAAGAGATCATCATACCCTATTTATCACCCAAGGATGGACGTATGCACCGATATTTCCCAGATTTCTACATCAAGGTCAATCAGGCTGATGGGACAATCAAGAAGATGATTATAGAGGTTAAACCCAAGATACAATGCAAACCACCCAAGGAACCCAAGAGGCGCACCCGACGATGGATAAATGAAGTCATGACCTATGGTGTGAACGATGCTAAATGGAGATATGCCACTGAATGGTGTGCAAATAACGATATGGAGTTCAAAATATTAACTGAGGATCATCTGGGTATTTCGTATAAATAGTATTATGGCAGTTAGCAAATATATGCAAGCAGTTAAGGATGAGGCGAAAGGTCGCCCAAAGTCAACTGCTTGGTACAGAGAAAAGATTAAAGAATTCGGTACACCAACCACACTTGACCTCATACGAGATGGTAAGAGAAATAACAAGCCATTCTATGGTAAGCTCAACATGTTCATGTATGATCCAAAATTCAAGAAGACTTTGCCATACTATGACACATTCCCGTTGGTGTTGCCACTAGAGATGTATTCGGACGGGTTTCTTGGTATCAATTTTCACTACCTACCTATCCCATTGCGAATTAAGTTGCTTGATAAGTTGGTGGATTATTCTAACAATACTGAATTTGATTATACGACAAGACTTATCGTTGATTATAGCAAGTTGAAAAGTATACGACTTATTAAACCAACCCTACATAAATATCTTGCTGGGCAAACCAAGTCACAGTTTCGCAGAATTGATGCAGATGAATTTACAATTGCAACTCTTCTACCTGTGCAGAGGTTTAAGAAGTCATCTGCATCAGAGGTATGGAGTGACTCAAGGAGTATGATCTAATGTCAACACTAGCTAGTTTTGTAGAATCAACCGCATTTGGAGTAATTAACAATTTCCTGTCAGAGACCCATACTGATAATGGATATGCACTCCCAAGTCGGTATGAGGTTATTATCACATCTCCCGGCAGCGGCAATGCAAGAAAAATATCTATGCGTTGTGAATCAATTGACATGCCGGGGCGGGCACTCAACACATCAATGGACAGCAACATATATGGTATTGCACCAGAGATTGTTGACGGTATCACTTTTGCTGGTGATATTTCCATGACTTTTCAAGCAAGCAGTGATCTAGAGGAAAGAGTATTCTTTGAATCTTGGCAAGAAGAAGCTTGGGACAGAGGAACATGGAATGTAAAGTATTATAATGATTATATTAAAGACATCGATCTTTATGTCCTTGATATACAGAATACAAGACGATATGGAATTAGACTGAGAGAGTGTTTCCCAAAAGAGATTGGTCCATCATCCTTTGATGCGGGCCCAGCTAGTGATATTATAAAAATACCTGTCACCATGCAGTATAGATATTGGGAAACACTTGACATTACAAACCAACCACCTAATCTCATGGAGGGGGTTCTTGATACAGTAATCACAAGTGCAGAGAGATCAATTAATGCGAACATACCGAAGGTGTTAAGCAGATTATGATAAAGGATGAAAAATTATGGCGTTACCTAAACTACAAACTTCTGAGTACACACTAACAGTACCATCAACACAGGAGGAAATTAAATTTAGACCATTCTTGGTCAAAGAGCAAAAGATTTTGATGATTGCTCAAGAGTCTGGCGATGAATCTCAGATTGCTTCTGCTGTGGGACAACTTGTAGATGGGTGTACATTTGGTTCTATAGATGCAAACCTCAGTCCTATGTTTGATGTAGAGTATGTGTTCTTACAGTTGAGAGCAAAGTCTGTTGGTTCTAAGATAACTTTGAATGTTACTTGTCCAGATGACAACGAAACACAAGTCGAAGTCGAAGTGAATGTTGACGATATTCAAGTCCAGATGAGTTTGGAACATAGTCAGGACATTGAAATAACAGATAATATCAGTATTCATTTTCGATATCCTAGGCTTAAAGATTTGCAAGGAATGTCAGATGATCTAAGTGACTTCGAAAAGACATTAATTTTGGTTGTTGAGTGTGTTGAGACAATTGCATCAGGTGAAGAAGTGATTAATAGAATTGATATGACTCAGGATGAAATTGTTGAATTTATTGATTCTATGAATAGTACGCAGATGGAGGATGTTCTAAAATTCTTTGAGACAATGCCAAAGGTGAGACACATCATTGATGTGGTCAATCCTAAAACCAAAAAGAAAGGTGAGATATTATTGGAGGGGCTTGAGAGTTTTTTGGAATAGGGCTGTCCCATGACAGCGTAGTAAATTACTACAAAACAAACTTTGGAATGATACAACATCATAATTGGAGTTTAACAGAATTAGAGAATATGCTACCTTGGGAACGAGAAATATATATCGGAATGTTAATAAAACATTTAGAGGATGAGAAAGCGGAGTACGAAAAACACGAGAGAAAAAATAGGAGTTAATCAGATGGCCGAAGAAGAAATCAAATCATCAAGTTACCATCCAGCAGATACGAATGGTGACGGTAAGGTTAGTCCTGACGAACAGAGCATGTATCTTGAGTTCAAACGCAAAGAACTTGAGGATGCAGACGCAATGCGTGACGCACAGCGCACAATGGCATGGTACTCACTTGGTGGTATGTTAATGTATCCCATTATCGTAGTCCTTGCAACAGTCTTCAATATGGATCAAGCAGCCAAGATTCTTGGTGATATGGCGGGTGTATACTTCATTGCGGTTGCTGGTATCGTCGCAGCATTCTTTGGCGCACAAGCACTTACGAAAAAGAAATAAGGAATAAGTCATGGCAGATACCACAGAAACAGGCCTTAAAAATGTCACTACTGAGTTAAATCAAACCAATAAAATATTGGGCAGCATTGATGACAAGCTTGCAAAACCTAGTGGGCCCTCTCCCGCTGAAATAAAAGAAGAAAACGAGGATTCTGCGAACACCGCTAAAAAACAAAGTATGTTTATGAAAAAAATTAGTGGTGGTATTGGGTGGTTAGTTGAAAGTGGTAAGAAAGTCGGAAAGGCTGCGAAATTAAGTGCTGTCGCATTCCTCTCCACTCTTGCCATTGGTGGATTACTGATTGCTCTTGGTAATTTTCTGCAAAGTGATACCTTCAAGAAATTGATGAAATACTTGAAAGATACAATTATTCCAAAATTAAAAGAATTTTGGGAATTTGTAAAAGCAAATTGGGAAGAGATTGCAGTTCTTATCGCTGGAATCATTACTGCCCTTGCAATTGCAAAATTCATAGAGCTGGCCAGGAAAGTTAAAAATGCGTTTCTTGCAATAAAAACATTTATGCTTGTCACTATGTTAGAAAACGTGAAGGGTATGATTGGTGGCGCACTGTCAAAGGGTAAACAAACATTCACTATGGTGGCAAATATGGTTAAGAATGCCTTTATTGCAGTGAAAACATTTATGATGACAACCATGTTACCAGCGATAAAAGGTATGATTGGTGGCGCACTGTCAAAGGGTAAACAAACATTCACTATGGTGGCGACGATGATTAAGAATGCTTTTATTGCAGTAAAAACATTTATGATGACAACTATGTTACCAGCGATCAAAGGTATGATTGGTAGTGCATTCTCAGCAGGAAAGAACTCATTTCTTGCAGTTGCCGGATTTCTCAAAAACGCATTCATTGCAGTAAAAACATTTATGATGACAACCATGTTACCAGCAGTTACAGGTATGATTGGTAGTGCTATGTCAGCAGGAAAGAATTCATTTGTCGCAGTCGCAGGACTTATTAGAAAAGGGTTTACTGCGGTGAGAACATTTATGTTGTTAACTATGTTACCAGCAGTGACGGCATTTATGGCTCCATTATTACCAATTATTGCAATTGCCGCAGCAGTTGCTTTAGTCCTATGTGCTCTATACGAAGCGTTCCAAGACTTTAGAAAGACACTGGATAAAACTGGTAGTATCGGTGAAGCAATTAAGGTTGCAATAGGTAAGTTTATTGGTGTTCTGCTGGGTGCAATCCCAGCACTATTCTTAAAACTGGTGGCATTCGTAGCAGACTTGTTTGGGTTCAAAGAGTTTGCTAAGAAAATAGGGGATATTGATCCTATTCAGTTTATAGCAGATACAGCTGTAAAATTTATGGATAAAATTGGTAAATTTTTTGGTAGTATATTTGATATTGATTTCGGCGCATTGTTAGATCAAATTGTACCAGATTTGGTAAAGAAAAGCTGGGTAGGAAAACAATTGGGATTTTCAGGTGGAGGTGGGGAAACTGTAACTCCAGAAGATGCAAAGGCAAAGAGAATAGCAGAATTAGAGAAAAAAAGAATTTTGATTGGTGGGCCCAGAGATGCGAAATTTGGAAGACACCGAGCGGCGGAACGGCGCGCCGAAATGGACGCTGAGATTGCCAGATTGAAATCAGAAGCGGCTGCCGATCTTGCAGCTATAGGTAAAACTAAAAATGTTAGACAAAGATTAACAGAAGCTAAAAAGTTAGGTATGACTCCTGCAAAATTTAAAGAAAACGCAGCAATAATAGAAAAGATGGCACAGGCAAAGCAACAAGCAGAGTTGGCTAGACAGCAAATTGCGACTGCAGCACCGAATATTATTACTGATGCAAGACAATCATCAAGTGTTACCACTACAGGTCAAACTGGTAACAGTTCACTCGTCAGTACTAAGTTTGGTAATCTAAACAAAGCCGAGGCTTGGGGATTTTAAAAAAAGGGGGGTCAAAAGACCCCCCTTCTCATTGTTTACTCTACTCGTTTGCCAACTTTTCAAAGTAGGACATAGTGTCCTCATCATCTTTATCAACAGTAGGCGCAGGAGCAGGCTTTGTATCCACCTTGGGTTCAACCCACGGCGCATCTTCCATCACTGCTGCAGCAGTTCCTACCGTGGTAGTCCCTGCAAGAACAGCGTTCATG